CCGTATCCGTCAACACCTGTTCCACCTAAACTTGAGGTTTCATACTTATAACGCATTGCGAATGCCAAACCAACTGGACCAGCCATTGGCTGAACACCAACGATTTCGTTAGTGATAAGCTCAGGGAATGTACGACGAACCATAGGGATTAATACCTTTGGAAGTCTTGCATCACCAGAAGCATAACTATCACTGTTAGATAGACCGTTTTGACCAGGAGCAGAACCACCGTAAACACCAGCGATACCGCTAGAATTACCGGATTCTTCTATGCACCAACGTTCTTGGTTTTCCATGAGGATAGCAGTAGATAAACGAGTGTGGTCGTCTTCCAATGCTTTTACTCGATCTGAACTATAGTTCAAAACGGGTGCCCATTTTTCCAATAACATGTCAGCACGACCTTTGTCGATGAAGCCTGTTGAGGGTTTGATTGTATTCATATGTTTTATATTTACCTTTCTTTTTTGGATTTTGTTTTTCTAGAAAAGAACCATTCTCTTCTACAACTTAAAATTTTTTATGATCTTCTTAATTCTGTTAAGTAATCACTTACTGGGTTAAATTCGTTATTGTTTGATTTATCTGTTGATTCTGAAATTACAACAGGAACCTTTGCATCTTTTGAAAATGATTTTGTTTTTGCTTGTTCGGCTAAAATGGTTCTTTCAGAAGAATCGTCCTTTTCAAACATTTCAATTACATAATTGAAATTCTCTTCAATATATGAAGGGGATTTATCGCATAAAATCTTTTTTAAATATTCTTTTTTAGAAGAAGCCAACCCTGCTGTCTTTTGTTCTAACAAAAGAGCAGAATTTAAATTTTCTAGTCGCAATGAAATCTTAGCATTTTCATTATAAGATTCATTTAACTTTTCTTGGAGATCATTGATCTGATTACTTCCTTTTTTCAAAACAGTTTTAACATTTTCATTTAATGTATCTGGATCGATTGATAAGATATCTTTAATTTTTTGTAATTGAACCTTAGCATGAGTATTAGCAACTGCTTCTTCCAATTGCTGAGTTGGTAAATTTTTATCTAAATAAAGATCTAGATAATTGCTCATTTCGGAAATGATTTTATCACTGAATGATTGAGCCTTTTCGTTCAAGGCTGTTGTATAAAATTCAGAAATCTCTTCTAATTTAGAAGTGTGGTTTTCATTGATGGTATCTACAACTTCTTTTAATTTATTGCAATGATCTAAATCAATAGCTTCGATTAGATTTTCTAATTTAGAAGCATGGTCTTGGTCTTGTTTCAACAAAACACTTTCTAGTTCTAATGAAACCTTGGTTTGAACCTTTTCATTTACTGCTGTGTCAAATGCTTCTGCTATTGCATTTGCTGTTTCTTCGTTTAATACACTTTGATCTAGTGTTTTTAAAATCATTGAGATGTCCATAGTATATGTTTTTACTTACCTTTCTTTGTTACATTTTTACTGTTTTTTTTGCAATCAGTGCATTGTTTTTTATTTTTCTTGCAATCATCACAACAATAATTTTTGTCTTTAATAATTTTTTTTACTTTTTGTTTGACCTTTTCAGTAAAAATATCTTTTAATAGTGAATCTGCTTGTGAATAGTTTTTTTCACATATAGCAGTAATGAATTTTGAAATAGAATTTCTCATATATTTATTTACAATGTTTTTAGTGCATTAATGAATGCAATTACCTGTTCTTTCAAATAAAGATCTTTATTGTTCCTTGGAAGGTTACTTATATTTTTTTCAAATTTTTCATACAATGGTTCGAATTGACCATTATCTTGAAGTATCCATTGTTTTGATTCTAATATACCATTAACAAAGGCAGTAGGAACCGAAGGATCAGCAACAACATCAACAGCAACTAATCTAAAATCAGAAACTCTGTTATATTGACCATCTGGATCAAGTCTTCCTAGTGCTCTAGAAGAAACACCTAATTTAACATCATCTAAAAGAAGTGATCTAACAATTTGTCCCATTGGAGTAGAAAGAATACGGGATTTTCCTTCGAAAATATTTCCGTTTTGTTTAAGATCTGTTACCATGTGACAGATTCTTTCTAAATTAATTTCAGGAGATTGTGGATGGTTTAATTCTCCAGTTGATCTTTTATTAAAGATCATTTCTTTTGAATATCTATCAACTTCTTTAACCATTTCTTCTAATGGATAAATTCTTTTGTTTTTATTAGCCTCATTAGCCATTAAAAATGGTCCATGAATAAAAACATTTGAAGGAGAATTTCTGTTTTTTTCTTCAATCAAATATTGAACTTCGTATGTTGGTTCTTCAACTAAAAG